AGATCAAACAAAATACTTTTCTACAGATGAGGTTGCTAAATATCATAAAATGAGCATTAAGGTCCTTAAATTAATGAAAGAGTTAGAAAAAACTCAACCTGAATTAATTAAAGAACATAATGAGGTATTACAAGTATTGCTTAATAATTATGATCAGCAAATAGAAAATATAAAAAGTCAAATAAATATAATTGGTAAATTTTTAGATTGTGTTGAAGTGTTGGGTGTAAAACCTGATGATGAACCAACATTAAAAGTTATTACTGAATATAAAAAAAACTTGGGGTTAATATGATAGATAGATTAGCAGAAATGAAAGCAATGGTTCTTGACGTTTCTAAAAGAATAAAGGGTGATGAATTTTTTATTGGTCTTATTCAACAACTAGAAACCAGTATGAATCTTATATGTAATGATAATGAAACAGGAGAAAATGAAATTAAAGGAAACGATTTAATTACATTAGAAAAAAATCTTAATGAACTAATAGGAAAATTAAGTCAATGTTCTGTTGGTATGTATCATTTTTCTGAACTTATAAGTTTATTACAGGTAAAATATCGTCCTGATACTAAAGAATCAACAAAGAACATAGAAAACATTAATAAAGGTATAGATAGATTTGATAAAAATGGATTATTAAGTTATGATACTTTGAATAACAAGAATGGAGAATAATAATGAACAAATGGATTAAAGAGGGTTACTGTCATAGTTTTTCTGGTGGTCAAAAATTTATGATTAATCAATCAGCTTGGTTATATCAATATGGTTTTAAACAAAGACAGCCTACTAATGGTGCTATGCAAAGAGGATTGACTTCCGAATTTATTACTTACTATATAATGAAAAGAGAAAATCAATTTAAAGAACATAAGTCTATTGAATCTATTACAGATTGGCATTTTAAAAGAAATAAATTTGCTTATGATGTTGATGAAGTTTCAAACGCTATTGAAATAAGTAAACAATTTCAAAAAGCACTTCAAGAAAGACAATTAACAAAAATAAATCATTATCAAAAAAAAGTTGTAGTAGATGGCAAAAAATATGGATTGGAATATCCCATTGTAGCTTATACTGACTTTGGATTTGATGATCGTATTGTAGATACAAAAGCTACTTTAAGATGTCCAAGTAATCCATCTGCTGGTCATGTTAGACAACAATGTTTGTATTCTAAACTTTACGATACCCCAACTTCTATTTTGTATGGTACTCCCAAAAAATATAATTTTGTTGATATAATGCAAGGTGAAGTTGAGCAAGGATTTCAAGAGTGTATTAATGTATTTAAAAATATTGAAAACTATTTAAAAGTATGTGATACAGTTGAGAAAGCAGTAATGATCACACCATTAAATACTGATGATTACTATTTTAATAATAACATGAAACAGGAGGCACAAAAACAATGGACAAAAATGATAAACAAAATGTAGGTCAAATGATGTTTGAACTTGCAAAACAATTTCCTCATAACGAGGTTAGTTGGAGAACTCAAAGAGTATTTCAATCTAAAAAAGATAGTAAGTGGTATGCTTTAGCACTTGCTTATCTTTCTGTAAGACAAGTACAGGATAGATTAACAGAAGTTATGGGTCATAACTGGCAGTGTAATCATACTGTCTATGGTTCTAAAACTGTATGTTCACTTGGTTTAAAATTTGACAATGAATGGATTTGGAGAAGTGATGGTGCAGGTGATACAAACTTTGAAGCTGATAAAGGTGCTTTATCTGATTCCCTTAAAAGAGCAGGAGTATCTTGGGGTATAGGAAGATATTTATATGATTTAAAAAATACTTATGTTCCTGTAGCTGTTACACCAGCAGGTAAATTCAAAGAATTTCTTACTGACCCTTGGAATATTGTAAGAAAAAACCAAAGTGATTTTAGTTAATAACAAAAAAGGAGAAATAATATGTACCATATAATGGAAAAATACGATTCTGACGAGGGATTAGAAATAAGAAATTTTAATGATCTTTTTAATGATACTGTTAATGAAACAGAAATGTTAGGCAAAACACCCTTTCAATATGAAAAACTAGAAGAAGCAAAATTAGTAGTTAAAGCACTAACATTAATTTTTAAAGGAAAATTGTCAATACAATCTTTTATAATATTAAAAGAAATAAAAGAATAGATAATGACATATATACCTAAAATAGTTGTTAATAATAAAAAATCAGAAACTCAAAAAAAACTTGATAACTATGGCATTAGATGTGAACTTTATGGACAAAGAAATGCTTTGGTCAATCAACAAACTGATATTTGGATAAAAATAGAAGAAGTTAACAGTCAAATACTAAAACTAGAACCAAAAAAGAAAAAAAGTAAGGGTTCAAATGTTTATTAAATGCCTATTAGCTATCTTGAGTTTAAACTAAATAAGGAGATTGCACATGAAGACACATTTCAAAATGATAAAAAAATTCGTAAACAATATGACGAATACATCAAACAAACAAAAACAATGGAGGAAAAAATGTTAAATAAACCAGTATACTTAAATGTTTATAAAAATGAGAGTGATAATCCAAAAGCACCTACATTTAAAGCATCTAATGTAGAAATAAAGGAAACTATTGTAATTCCAGCAGGAACTTATGATTTTACCTTTTGGGGAAACTCAATCAATAACAAGAGTGGTAAACCAAATCCACATTTAAAGATTGATAATCCTTGGAAACCTAAATCTGAAAATAGCAATCAAGGTATTGACAATCAGGGTGGAAATGAAGATACTCCCTTTTAGTGGTGGTCATATAGGGGTAGAGTCCTTTTTTAGTCGGATCATGTCTTATACACCTACCCCTACCTCAAAGGGTTGTCATTTTCATAAAAATTGCATATATAATATGAATGAACAAGTATTTGATAAGAATTTGGTTTGGAGATTCATTAATCAAAGACTTGCAATGGGAATCTGATGATGAAGAAGATTTACTTAAAACTGTTTCAGAGTCAATTCCAAAAGAAGTAAGGGTAACAGTAGAAAATGTTGAACGAGGAAATGCGAAAGCTCGTTGATACTCTTAACCGAACTAACAATGCTTATGTTCAAGAAGTACACAAGCATGGAGGAGTTAGTTTGGAAGCGAGTAAGTTGGGTAGAACTTATAAAGATATTCAACGAGAAATAATTAAGGTTGATATAGTAGAAAAAAAGAATAAATATTAGTCTTAATTAAAAAAACATAGATGTTATTAAAAACTAATGTTATTAGTATAGGGTATCTGTGTCTTAACTAAAAAAGGAGTAACAAAAAATGGAAAAACAAAACACAACTTATGTTCTTGATACTGAAAGAACTTATGCTGAACTAGAATCTGCTAGTGAAAATAAAGTTATCAAAGCAAAACTATATAAAAAATTAAAATATCTTGAACCTATTATTGTTAATAGATTATTAAAAAGATTTAGAGATCAAGGTTTAAGTCATGCTGATGCTAAAACAAATGCACTTGCTAGTCCTGAATATGAGAAACATGTTCAAGGTTTATTGGTAGCTGAAATAGAATATGAACAAGCTAGAGATAAATATGAACATATGAAGATTTTAAAAGATTTACGAATTACAGAGGAATCTTCAGCTAGAAAAATCATTAATGATAGAACATAGTAAATAAGCCCTCTATTACTTACTAATAACAACTAATATAAACTATTGACACCTAGAGTGGATATGGTATCGTACTCCTATATTCATAAGAATATATTAACAAAAAAAGGAGAGAGCATAATGAAAAAACACTACATGATAAAAAAAGGAACTATAGCTACTATGGTTCATATTCCAGATGGAGAAACTAGAAAAGTTGAGTTAGACGACTGTAGTCCAATGCAAATACTTATTGGAACTAGAGATAATGAAATGATATTAATGGATAATAAATATGGTACTCTTACATGGACCGTTCCAAAGGATTCAGTTACTGAAGTTGAAGCTGACTTAACAACTGGGTCTGTTACTGGTGAGAATGGTGAAGATTTAAGTTATTTGATTGACGGTCTTGAAGTTGATACGAGTGCATATATGAGTGTTGTTGAAAAGGAGAGAGCATAATGAAAAAATATACAGTTAGATTAGAGGGTAGAGAGTTAGATTTATCAGTTGCAGATATAAAAAGAAAAATCTTAAATATAGATGATGTTTGGTCTACAAAAGATTTTATAGATGGCAATAATAATTTACCTATACCATTATTTACATGGTTAAAGGAACTTGTGGAAGAACAAGAGGGTTTTTATTATGCTAATAAACAAGCTAATCAAGATTATTGGGTTCAAGAAAATAGAATTTCTGATGACCCAGAAATAAGGTAGTATAATGGAACATTTATATTTAGCTTTAGTATTATCAATAGTAATAACTTTAATATGGGGAGAGAAATAATGAGAATACCAATCAACTCTACATTCACTAAAGAAATCTCTAAAAAGTTTAAAAGAATCTTTAATCCTCAAACAACTTTTGAGGAAATACAAAATTTACAGGAAGAATCCATAATGGGTTCTCATGTAGATAACTTCTTAAATGAAGTTCAAAACAAGGACACTAAAAATGCCCAAAGTTATGAAAAGGAGTACAAAATGAACACACCAAAACAAGTCTTTATACAGACTTACATTGATCAAGATTTTTTTTCAGGGAAAAATCTAAAGTCAAAAGGTAGAATTATTCATGGAGCAACAAATATGACTGAAGCTTCAAGAATAGTTGATACTAAATATCCTAATATTGATAAAAAATTTACTACATTATCTTTGTTAGAATATATTGATGGTAAATGCCAATAACTAAAAAAGGAGTATAACTAATGACACCATTTACAAAAGCTGTACTAGATGATGGCACTAAAAAAACAAGATATGATTTATTTCAAATGTTTAAAAAAAGATTTGATGTAGCTAAAACAGATTTAGGAGTTACCTCTATTCAAGCACCTAGTATGAAAGAGTTAGAAGAAATGTTTAAGAATAATATCTTAAATGCTGAATGTTACATAAATGATAAATATCAAGTCAATGTATATAAAAATAAAAAAGCTGACTTTATGGTTTTACAGGAAAACCTAAAAGGTAAAATGACTTATCTTTCCATTAAAAGATTAGATAAACAATCTATTCATGATTGGAGAGAGTTAATGGATATTAAAAATACCTTAACATCACCTGAACAAGAAGCTGTTGAAATTTATCCTGCTGAATGTAGGAGAGTTGATACAGCTAATCAATATCATCTTTTTGTATTCCCAAAAGATTTTCCACCTGCATTTGGTTACTTGGAAAGACTTGTTGATACTACTGAAAGAAAAGGTTCTATTAACAAAGCTGGTCAAAGAGGTTCTTAAAATAAAAACCCCTTATACTCGTTAATGAATATAGGGGGTTCTTTTAAGGGAGCTAAAATTAATATTACTATTTTTTAGATGTATTGTAAACCAAGTTAATGATGTCAATAAGTTTAGGATTAGCAATAAATAGATCAGATAAACCTGTACCCAATATCTCACATACCTTTTCTTCATCTTTCAATTTCAACTCTGCATTGAAATGGTCTAATAAAACATGAACAATCTCATGTATTAGAGTGTTTAGTTTTCTTGTGGGTTCTAATGTTCTATCTATTCTTATTAAATCTTTATTAACATCAAAATCTCCATAAATCTGATCTTTGTTTGCTGTTCTTGCACCTATTTGTTGGACCTTAATTTTTCTATGTCCTAAATATATTGTTCCTGGTAATTTCATAATTATCCATACAATTTTTTAAGTTGCTTCATGGAAATATTGTTTACTTCCATTATATGATTATCCCAAATTTCTAATTCACATATTTGATAAGTCCACCCTGTAAGACTGTGCTTTGCATAACTTTCAATATGATTTTCAGGTAAGGCACAACCTAAATTTAAAACTCTTGTAAAATCATTTGGAATAGGACTTATTTTTGGTACTCTATTATCTTGCGCCCTATGACTATGACCAAAGACAATATCTATTTTTGATTTGTTTGCCACTTGTCTTTCACTTGCTTCACCACCATACTCTTTACCCATTGGATTTATTGGTGCATGTATAAAACCAACACCACCTAACATTAAATACTCGCCCCAAGGAATAACATCCCATTTATACTTTTTGCATATTCCATAAAATTCTTTTTGACACATTCCATAAAAAGTTGGATTTTTATCTTCATATCTCCACATTCTTTTTTCATGGTTTCCTAAAGTATAATATTTTTTTATTTTGCATTTACCTAGACCATAATTAAATTCTTCCATAGCTTCGTCAAATGATTGCATGTCTTTAATAAATGTTGGCTTTTCTATTCTTGCAGTAAATGTATCATCAGGAATAAAATAAGTGCAACTATCTAAAGTTAAAAAATCTCCTATCTGTACAACATAAGCTGGTTTTGTTTTTGCAATATGTTTTCCTATCCATCTAAATCTACTTTTATCTTTTATATGAGGGGAGTCATGGAGATCTCCAATTGCTATTACTTTCATATTATTCCTTTTGTTTGATAGCACATTATTTGTGTGCCAATTTGATGTTTGTTTACTTCTTCTTTTCCAATTTCATCTAAAATTTTAATTGAAGAAATATAACCAACTCCCATACAGGTGTTCCAATCATCATAAAGCATATTTCCTTTATCAATTGGTTGGCAACTTTGATGTATGAAAGAGCATAAACTAATGACAAGCATAAACTTCATTTATTTTTTTGTATGATTTTTAAATATTTGTGTTCCTTTAATTCCATAGATACTTGCTACAACAAGAATCCATAAATTTGTAAACCAACTTGGAAGCTGTTGGAACTGTTCAAAGAACTCTTTTATTTTTGCAGATGCACCAGGATCGTCACTAAAGACTCCATAGGCAATCACTAAAATTGGCAGAGTTAACACGACCAAAACGAACTCGTCTTTCCAGTCTGATTGTCTAGCTTCTAAAAGTTTACCAGAGTATTCTATTTCACCCTGACTCATTTTTCTGGCATGATTCATTTGAGCATCAGCCATTAATTTTTTTGTTTCTTGTTTCTTTGTATAGATATGACTTGCTGTTTTGAAACCTGCTGTCAATAAATTCAACCACATAGATATATCCTCCTAGTTGAAGATACTCTATCAATCTATAATAGAATTTGCAACTTTTACTCTTTGACTTCACCTTTTTCCCATTTCATATCTGGAAGATTGTTAGAATATTGCTTTCCATCATATGTCAAAACTTGTTTTCTATTTGCTCCTGCTTCATTAAAAGAAACATGGACCCAACCTTTTGCACCATCATCTGGAGAATAAAATTCTAGTATGAGTTGATCAAAGTCACAATTATTTTGAATCCAATATGCTACTTTAATGTTAGGCACTCCTAATATTTCAAAATCAACTGCTTGACCTTTGGCATGCTGACTCGTCTTTTTTGAACCTATTGCTTCACACAATTCTTCTGAACGATAACCTGATGTAATAGTTACAGGTTTTTCAAACTTTGCTCTTACTGGTTCTAATATCTCATAAGCGACATTTTCTAAATTTTTTATATCTCCACTTCCTGGATCATTTTTAATTCCCTTACGAGTTGCAGTCATTGACTTTGTAAATTCTTCTAATGTAAAATGTTTTGATAATTGCATCGGAAACCTCCTATGTTAGCAATATTTTATATATGATTGTGGACATACCTAATATTAGCATTCCTGTTGAAGACATAACTATCTTTTCAAGCCTATCTATTTTTTTATTTGTCATTTCTTGCATTATTCTGCACAATTTTTCATGATCATCAATCCTTTGATGTGCAGTATTAACTGTACCTTTAGCTTTTTTTCTAATAATTCTTTTCATTTTCCTTGTCCTCTATATCTCATTTGTTTTTTACTTCTACCTTTTCGCTTGTTTTTATTCATAGAGCTAACTTTTTTAGGATTTTTACCTATACTTGTACCTTTTGTACTTTTTTCATATAATGTAACTGAACCATAAACATTACCTTTTTTACTTGCCATAGTATCTTTTACCTATTCTGTACATAATGCTTAAAATAGACCCCTCTATGACGCTTTAAACACTATTTTTTCTTATATTTAGCCTTGACTTCATTATCTTCCAGTCTTTTTATTTCTAATTGGGTATAATGTATGATTTTATCCAAATCTTCAGTTCCTCCCTTTTCTAAATATCTGACAACATACTTTATAACATTCCCCTGATAGAACGAAAGATTATTTTTAGATATAAACTCATAAGGTTGAATGCAAAAGTTTTTATAATGTGCACCTCCAATTTGTTTTAATTGTGGCAATATATTTTCCCATAAACTTTCATCTGTCATTTTTCTTCCTTTATTTT